AAATGTAGAGTCGGGTTCAAGTGCAATGTAATACTGAACATCATAGTTCTGATTACTAAATCGAGACAACAGTTTAGCAGATACAACTACATTATAGTTACCGGGGATAATCTTCAAGTTCTCCTCTTTAAAGTTGAATACAAATTCTGTATCAGTCTCACCGACAATGATAGAAAAGTCATTAGACGTATCATTCTTCTTGTCACGAGAGACAAGTTTGATGACACCGTTCTCACCAATGGCAGATACATCAGGGAGTTGATAAACTGATGCAGCCTTCTTGAGTTTCTCAAGTTGTTGACTAGTCAGTTCAAAACATACATCCTCAGAAGGAAGTGTAATCTCTTTCTCAGGAGGTGCAACGATTACAGAAGGGTCGGCAAAGAAATACTTCGAACGTGACTTACCTTCCTTGATGACAACATACTGGTCTCTTTCAAAGTCAAGGTCTGGAGAAGAGTGAAGAGACAGACCATTCAAGAATTGATTTAGATCATAGATGCCAAAGTCTTTAGGGAATTCTTCAGCAACGTTAGCCTCAACCAGAATGTTCTTCATTACCGAGATTGAACGTAACTTACTACCCTGCTTAAACAAAATAGATTGATTGATAGAAGAGAAGTTCTTGAGGAGACCGACAGTGGATTCAGAGAGTTTCATAATTAAAATGTTTCGTAATTACCTTTAGGTTGCTTGTTAATACCAGAGAAATGGTAGAGAAGGATACAATAGTGTATTGCCTTCAGAATGTCCATCTTTGATTTTCCACCTTTCTTACCAAAGCGAGAAAGATACTTGATAGCATTAGATCTACAGAAAGCTTCTGCATCACCAATACTATCAATCAGATCGAGTGTTTGAGTCTTTGACTCTTTAGAAGTATAATGGGATTGATAGGTTCCCGACAAGTAGTCACGAACCTCTTTCAATGCAATGTCTTCATTGTACTTCCAAAAATGTACTGGTTCAAGATTTAATTTAATCTCATTAGATTCGGTCAATTCAATTTTATCCTCATTAGAAACAAGTGGGGTCCATTCGTACCCATCATCAGGTAAAGAATTCATGTAATCATATAATAAACTCCATGCGGTCATTCTATCAAATATCCTCCTCGTTGTCAACTTTCATCTCAAAATCAGCATCTACTTTATCGTAAAGTTCCAAGAATGAAGACTTGGTTTCATCATCAAAACGATTGATACAAACTTGAATTGCTTTACTCTTGTCACCAAAGATACTGTAAGCACGAACTATGTGAATCAAACGACGAGTTGAGATAACATCTTCGATACCACCGTCATAGAAAGTCTTACGAATGATGTCAGCCCAGTCACATAGGTGCTTACAGAACTGTCGGTCTTCAATACTAAGGTCTAATGCAATCCCTTCTAGAATTTTTTGTTCAGTTTTGGCTGTTGGATACTCTTGTTCGAGAGTAATACAGAAACGTTCTAGGAATGCCTCATTGAGAACGTTAGTTCCAATAAACCTACCGTCATCGCTGCCTTTACCTTTAGTATTTGCAGTTGCAATAACATTGAATCCCTCCTTGGGTTGAACAAATTTACCTGTCTTCTTTAAGAAAATACCTTTACCCTCAAGAATAGATTGAAGACACAAGATTTTATTAGATGCCAGGTCAACTTCATCTAAAAGCAACACTGCTCCACGTTCCAAAGCCTCGATGACTGGACCGTTATGCCAAACAGTTTCACCATTAACAAGACGGAAGCCACCAATAAGATCGTCTTCGTCAGTCTCGATAGTAATGTTGACACGGATTAGTTCTCTCTTGAGTTGTGCACAAGCCTGTTCAACCAAGAAAGTTTTACCATTACCAGAAAGACCCGTGATAAATGATGGATAGAATAGACGGGACTGAATAATCTTCTTGATGTCTGTAAAATTACCAAACTTGACGAAGGTATTATCTTTTACAGGAATAAGATCTTGTTCGACTGCAGGAGTTGCAGGAGTTGCTTGATAGGTTTGTTCTAGTTGTTCTTGAACGGTAAGATTCCACTTACCTCGACCAGTCTTATACTCGTCTAGTTTTTTAGTTACAGTCTGATAGTTACAGTCATTCATTGAACACCAGGCACGAAGGTCACCAGAAGTAACATTTTCGCCATACAGTGATTGAAGAGAAGTGACTACGTATTCTTTTGATAGTGCCATGATGTATGTGGTGTGGTCAACAAAGCTAATATAGTCCAAAACCACCCGTAACGGTGGGTGGTTGGGACAGTTGTCAATCTGGTCAGGAGATCAGGTTGACGAATTGACTAAGTACTTTTCTATTTAGAGACTTAGCCTTGAGATTTTTGGCAAATGCCGATTTGATTTTTGATTTAGATGCTCCTTCATCAACTTCAAATTCCGTGTCATTATTAAGACCTGTATCCAACATACCAAAGTAAGAAGTATAACCAGAGTTCTTAATCTCATAAAATTTTTCTTTACGAACAACTTTCATAAGTTCATCACTAACCTCAATATACCGACGTAAGAAAGATTTAAAGTCGTAACTAGAAGAAATACGAATACCAATAAGATTTACATCGGGGAAACTTTCTTTCAAATCTCTCAATAGAAGTTCAGTGAATTCATAATATTGACCAGGAACCTTATAAGTGTGTCCAGTCCTACGATTACGAATATAATCACTAGGACTCATTCGAGCAATAGACATCTTGCCACCCATATAATCACATGTTCGGAATACTGGTAAGTGATTAGCTTCACCATCAGTCAGAATAATTGTGTTAACTTTTTGAAGTTTATTCTTTATTTTAAATTGAGGAATAATTTGATGAAGACAAACAATTGCTTCGTTCAACGGAGTACCAGAAAGAGAGAAGTTCAGTGGAGGTTCGTAGTTTGCATTGAATGAACAAGTATATCCAATTCGATATAAGGACAACATCTGATTATCAAGTTCTGTCTTTCTTGTGGCGCTAGTAAAGAAGTGTAGAAGATTGAAGTCAGGAGAAACTACTAACATATTATCTCTTACATCTTGATAAGTAATGTCTTCGAATTTAACTCTTGGAATGTAACGTTGTTCTGTATGTCGATTTTCGATGTAGTTATTGGTGAATGCATATACATCAAATGGAATATTTACTTTCTTACAGAACCAAATCAAATTGAAGAGTTGCTTTATTGTAGAAAGAAGAGTACTACTCATAGAACCAGACCAGTCGAGAATAAAGATGAGACCATGGTTCTTACCGTCAGGTAGTATATTCACTTTTTTGAATAGGTCTTCATCGTATTTGTAGGTATGAAGTTTAGTACAATCCAATACACCAGTCTTTGCAGTCAGTGATCGTGTATATGCATCTGCAGACTTCTTACATTCAAACTCTTTTACAAGATAGTTGACTTCTTTTTGAGTAGATGATTTGAACTTATTGTACTCACTGTCAACATAAGTAAAATCTACTGCCATTATTTTACGGTATGATCGAGAATACTCATCCCAATAAGTTTCTTCAGTAGAAATTTTTCTCCAGTGTTCAACTATCTCTTGGTGACATTTTTTATTTGAAATAATAATTTGTTCTACATCAACTTCAGGAACCTCATGGTATTCAGGATTTCTACCCTGATCAGATATACCATTTAGTTCTTGAGTACCTTCGCTGAAAGATTGGTCTGTCTGGACTTGTGGTTCTTCCTTATCAGAATCCACACTTGAACCTTCTGTAGAACCTTCTGTAGAACCTGTGGACTCTGGAATTTCAGTGCCAGATGTTTCTTCTTTCTCTTGTTCATCATCAACAGAACCTTCTTTATTTTGACTGGTAGGAATATTTTTAGCAGTCTCTTGTTCTTCTATCTCCCCAATACAATACTTGTAGAGAACTTCTGCGGCAAGAACTGCTTCATCAAAAGTTTCTGTTTTACCTACAATATCTAGAATATCTTTCTCTTCACCACCATCAATAGGTACATCAATGAAATTGCCAATCTTATAGTAAAGGTTGATACGATCAGCAAGATTCATATCTTGAATATTTTGATCTTCGATCTCAAAAAAGTCCTGATCAGATAGTTCTTTATATCCTCTATAAAAACTCTTTGCCAAACCAGGATATCGACGTTTCATCAGTTTCTCAATACGAGCATCTTCAGTGACGTTCACAAACTGTTGAGGAACTCGGTCCTCCCAATCCCATTCATTAGGTGTATAAAGGGCATGACCCACTTCGTGACCCACCAACATATCATAGACACTCTCACTTGCTCTTTTCCACATTGGAAGAGTCAGAACTCTGTTCTCAACATCAAACTGTGCGGTTTCAATATTACGATTCTCAACCAAAATATCTTCAGTTGCTAGAAGTTTAGCAAGTTGTGATTTGATTTCGTAGTTGACCATAGTCATTTCGTTTCCGATAGACATAGTATATAACAAAACCCGATCAAAAAATGGACGGGTCGTACAGTTCTATTATTGGCACATAAACCAATCCCCTCCACTTATTAGGTGAAGGGGACTTTGGTTTGATGCTCCTTTAAGGTTTAAGTGATTTTTTTATTCGGTAAGAATATGACGGCAGAACCTCCTTGCTGTACTATCTATGAT